GAAGGCGAAAAGTACTACGAGGTAATCGCTAAAGGTGCATTAGACGATGCGGATTTATCAGATGTTCCTTTCAAATATAATCACTGCGATTCTGTGATGATAATGGCTCGTACGAGAAACAAAACTTTAGAACTTTCTATAGATCAAAAAGGATTGTTTATTAGAGCAAAACTGGCTGATACGACTCAAGGTAATGATTTATATAAATTGATTCAAAGAGGGGACATCGACAAGATGTCTTTTGCTTTTACAGTAAGACAGGAAGCATATGACCGAGAAACAAAAACAAGGATCATTCAAAAAATTGAAAAACTTTATGATTGTTCCGCTGTGGATTTCCCAGCTTACAATACAACATCAATTACCGCAAGGAGTTTTTTCGAGATGGAGATTGAGAAAGAACAGAAGGCTATGGATATGGCTAAATTGCGTAAAAAATTGATATTAAAAACTTTACTATAGGAGGAAAAATAATGAGTAGATTGCAAGAAATTGAAACTAGAAAGTTAGAAATCCGTTCGTTAGTCGAGTCGGATCAAGAAATTAATGTCGAAGAAGTGGAAGCCGAACTTCGCACACTTAATGATGAAAAGCAGGGTATTGAGAAAAGAGAACAAATCGCAAAAGGTATACAAGCAGGAGTTGTACCAACACAAGAAGTCCAAAAACCCAAGGAGGAAAGAACTATGGAATTCAATGTATTAACGAAAGAAGAAATCTTATCCGCACCAGAATTTCGCTCGGCATTTTTGAAAAAGTTACAAGGTAAAGCAATCAGTGAAGTAGAGCAACGTGCATTAACAAGTGCTTCAAACTCTGCTGGTGGAGCAATTCCGACAGTTACTTTGAATCAAATCGTAGATAAATTACGTCAATTCTCTGTTCTCTATCCGCGTGTAAAAGTATCCTTCGTTGCAGGTAACATTTCAGTTGCAGTAGCAAATGCAAAAAATGCATCTGCATGGAAAACAGAAGGTGCTAATGGCACTGCTGCTGACGACACAATCGCATCGGTATCTTTGTCAGGCTATGAATTAATTAAACTTGTCGAGATCTCAGCTACTGTACAATCGATGGCTGTTGATGCTTTCGAAGCTTACATCACAGATGAAATTGGTCGTCAAATGTCAATTGCTATCGAAAATGCAATTGTTAACGGTTCTGGATCAGGTCAACCAACTGGAATTTTGTCAGGTATCACTTGGGGATCTGGTAACTCTGTTACTTGGGCAAGCAATGCTTCAGTTGCTTACGATCAGCTTGTTGATGGACTCGCTTTGCTTCCAACGCTGTATCACCCTAACGCAGTTTTCGTCATGAATCGTAAAATGCTTTTTAGTGGTATTCGCAAAATTAAAACAACAACTGGCGAGCCAATTTTTACTTATAACGCACAAGATTCAGCTGCATCTTCGATCTTAGGATATCCTGTACTAGTGAATGACTACGCGCCAGATGACACGATTTTGATTGGTGATCTTAACTACTACTACATCAACTTCGCAAAAGCACCTGAAATTTCCGTTTCAATGGAAGCTGGTTTCGCAAGTGGAAAAATCACATATCGTGGACTTGCAGTTGCTGACGGAAAACCTGCTTTAGCAGAAGCATTTGTTAAAATCTCTAAAGCTACTGCTTAATTAATCGAGGTGAATTGGCTTGAGTATGCTATCAGATATTAAAGACGTGTTAAGGGTGTCAGGCGATAATTTAGATTCAGAAATATTGGATCTGATCGGCTCGGCTCGTAAAGATTTAATACTCGCTGGTGTACTCGCTAGCAAAGCAAACTCCGACACTGACTCGTTGATAAAACGAGCAGTGTCATTGTTTTGCAAGGCGAACTTCGGTTGGGATAATCCTGAAGCAGAGAGATTTGAAAACTCTTACTATAACTTAAAGAAGCATTTACTGTTATCCGAAGAATACACTGAGGTGATTTGATGAGAGCAGATATGATCCACAAAATCACGATCAAATCATTGAGTTCGACTCAGGACTCTTATGGGGATAGCGCAAATGTATGGACAAACTTCGCGACGGATATTTGGTCTTCTAAAGAGCAGTTGCTTGGCAACGAGTATTACACTGCGGAAAGCACAAAATCAAAAGTTGAAGTAAAATTTAGAACTCATTTTATCAATGGTGTTCAAAATGAAATGCGTGTTCATAACGGAAACGAAGTGTATGATATCTTATCAGCAATCAACGTCAAGTCGCTTAATCGCGAATTATTGATGTATTGTAAGAAGGTTGATAATAGTGAGTAATACATCTAATAAAATCAATCTAACTTTAACTTTTGTGAACGCAAAAGAAATAGAACGTGCGATGATTTCATTAGGAAAGCTTCCGAAAGTTTCCATTAATCGCGCTGTAAGCGTAGGCGCAAAATCAGTGATGAAATCCGTAAAAGAGAAAACACCTATTTTTACTGGGAATTTGAAAAAAGGACTTATTTTTGTAAAAGAAAAGCATGGAAGAAAAAAGAAAAGTGTAACTCAAATCACTTTTGATCGAAAAATGAATGATATTTTTCAAAAAAAATCAAAAGCGCAAATGCTAGGCAAATCATCACCTAGCTATAAGAAAAACCAAGGTAATAAAAAGAATGCCTACTATCCTACTTCGGTAGAATATGGCTATGAGCATTTTTACTACGGTAGATATCTTGGATATCGAAAAGGTCAATATTTTATTCGAAGAGGACTTTATGAAAATCAAGGTAAAACCATCAAATTAATGAATTTCACTTTGTTGAAAGACATCGAAAAGAAATGGGCTAAGGGGCGATGACATGGACTTTGAGCAAGGACTAAAAGATGAGATATCTTCAATATCTGGTCTGAGTGGAAAGGTGTTTCCTACGCATGCCACTGAAGGCACTAAAACTCCGTATGTCGTTTACCACAAATTTAACAGATCATTAATTAAAACGTTAGATGGGTTTACAGGATTTTCTGAATCCAACTATGGGATTATGGTTTTTTCAGAGCAATACGCGCAACTCCAAACGCTTTATAAAGCGATCAGAGATAAGCTTATTAGTTTTGAAAAAAGGAGTATCGGATCATTTGTACAAGGTGTTTCGATAACAGATATCGACGAAGGTTATGATGAAGAAGCGAAGCTTTATCGCATGGACATTATTATAAAAATTTACTTTGAGGAGTGAACTGCATGGCAGTATTAGGAATGGGTACTAAATTGCTCATAGGAGCAAATAGCATTGTAGATTTAACTGAAATCAGTGGATTAGAAATTTCCGCAGACACAGTCGAAACTACAACGCTCGAAAGCACAGGCGGATATCGCACGTTTATTCAAGGATTGAAAGATGCTGGTGAAGTTTCAATAAGTGGATACTTCAATCCTGCGGACACTAACGGACAAAAGAAAGTATATGATCTTCTTGGAACTGGTGCAGAAACTTCATTTTCCATTGTTTTCCCTGCAAGTCTTGGTGCTTCATGGAGTTTCAGTGGTATTGTAACAGGATTTACAACATCTGCTGCGATGGAAGACTTGATTCCATTCGAAGGAACAATTAAGCTTTCAGGTGTCCCTTCACTTGGTCTTACAACTTCAGCTGGTTTAAGTGGACTATCTTTATCTGGTGGAACATTAACACCTACTTTCTCAAATTCCAAATATGCATACTACGTTTCAGTAGCTGGTTCTTCGACAACTGTAACTGCAACAGGTGCTTCGCATACACTTAATCTTTATGTTGACGGTACATTTGTACAGTCGCTTACAAGTGGTTCTGCGTCAAGTTCAGTTGCGTTAGCTGCGGTAAATGATTCGAAGGTTGTACAAATTGTTGCTTATGAATCAGGAAAAACACAAAAAATATACGAAGTTGTAATTGTAAGAGCATCTTAATGGTAAAGGGAGATATATTCTCCCTTTTTTTATTTTAATTATAACGGAGGAAAAAAATGTATACACCTATAGAGTTGGATAAAATTAGAAATTTACGATATGGTATGAAAGCTATATCATTAATAGAAAAAAAATTAAATGTGAAAAGTATAAGTAAGCTTGATTTTAACGATTTGTCCATGGAAGAAATAGCTACGGTCATCTGGGCAGGATTGGAGCATGAAGACAAAGACTTGAATCCTGATAAAGTAATGATCCTTATTGACGAATATTCAGACTTTGAAACGATCGCAGAAATGATGGGTAAAGCAATGTCTGATTTTTTTCAGAAGAAAAAATCGAACAAGTAGGTGATACAAACGAGTTATTCACAGTTAAAAAAGCGTTAGAAATTTCCGCAGAGATCGAAATGGATATTCGAGAATTTTGGGAAATAACACCAAGTGAATTATTTTTGAAAGTAAAAGCATATCAAAATAAATTAAAAAGAAATGAACAGCTGAATATATATAATGCGTATTTATCCGCATACTGGCAAAGAATAAAAAAAATGCCTAGCTTAAAAGAAGTTTTCGAAAGTAGTGAAGAAAAGAAACAATCTAGCACAGAAGAATTGTTTGAAAAAGTTAAGCAATTAAACGCGAAGCTAGGAGGTGTCGTTGTTGGCAACTAATAATTTAATGTCAAGGCTAGGACTTGACGCAAGTGGTTTTACAAATGGAATGAATAAAGTTAAAGGTGAATTTAACTCGATTAATAAAGGAATGCAGAAACAATTTGGTAAATCCTCTAAACAAATAACTGGAAGTTTAACAGGTTTAGCTGCATCTTTCAAAAGTTTTCCTGTTTTAGCAGGACTAGTAGGATCGGTTGGCGGCGCGTTATCTTTACAACGCGTTGTCAAAGACGCTGTGAGTACAGAGTCAGCGTTATCACAGGTCAATCGTATGCTGGGGAATAGCGCACAGGAGTTTAGAGATTGGGCGAAAATATCATCTGCATCTTTTGGTATGTCTACCTCTGAAGCAATAAAATTCGGAGCTATTTATTCCAATTTAGTGTCTACTTTTACAAGTGATACGGAAGACGCGAAAAATAAAACTATAGAACTGCTAAAAGCGTCCGCAGTTATATCTAGCGGTACTGGTCGTGAAATGTCAGATGTAATGGAACGTATTCGTTCTGGTATGTTAGGCAATACGGAAGCAATTGAAGATTTAGGTATTAACGTGTATACATCGGCTATACAACAAACTGACGCTTTCAAAATGATGGCTGGTGGAGCAAAAAACTGGGATTCTATTCAAAGTTTTAGCTTAAAGCAACAGATAAGATATTTTGCGATTTTGGAACAAGCAAACAAACGATACGGAAATTCTCTACGCGATAATGTAGCGACGAAAATACAAATTTTTACTGTTCAACTCAAAAATATCGGAACAAACATTGGATCTTCATTTTTACCAATTCTCGACAAAGTACTACCTAAACTAGCAGAATTTTTATCTAAAATCGTTCAAATTACTGAAAAAATCGCACAGTTTTCATACGCGTTATTTGGCTCTAAAAAAGCAGTTAAAAAACAAACAAGCCAAATTGATGAGCAAAAAAAATCAGTAGATGACTTGGGAGATTCTTATAAAAATGCAACAAATGCGCTTGCACCTTTTGACAAGATTAATACATTAAGTTCAAGTAGCAGTGGTTCTGATAATGGTGATGGCGGAAATGATGGAGGAGGATTACCTTCAGACATCGGTAATGGGGATTCTGTATTATACGAAATATCAGATAAAATAAAAAAGGCAGCTCAAGACGTCAAGTCTGCACTTTCTGGAATGTTTAACAATCCAACATTTCAAAAATATTGGAAGCTATTTTCCTCGGCAATCACAGAAATTTGGAATGTTGTATCGAAATTCGGAACAGATATGCTTGCATTTTTTCAAAGTGGTAACGGCAAACAGTTTATGAAAGCAATTGAAAATATATTTAGTTTTCTATATCCAATCATTAAATTTTTCGTTGAAATTATTGTATCTGATCTGAAAATACTTTTTGATGGAATCAAAAATGTAATCCAAGGTGCGATTAAAATATTTTCCGCTATTTTCACTGGCGATTGGAAAAAACTTTGGGAAGGACTAGTACAACTTTTCAAAGGGATAGTCGAAGTTTTGTGGATTGCAATTCAATATGTATTTGGTGCTAAAATATTTGGAATTGTCGGAAAATTTTTTAAGGGATTTGGCAAGCTATTTACGGATTCATTCAAAATCGTATTTGATGCTATTAAGACATTTTTTAATTCTATCGGTAAATCATTTTTAGAATTTTTTGGCACATTATTTAATTTCACTAAATACAATCCGATTGGCGCAATAAAAACGTTGTTTCTAAATTTGAAAGGTGAATTTCTAAGAGTTTTCACAACGATTAAAGACGATATTGTAAAATTATTAATGGATATAGTTGGTAAAGATAACTTGATAAAAATTGTAGCTAAGTTTTCTGAAGTTGGATCTAAGATCGTAGAAGCAATCAAAAATCCATTCAATACAATTGCTGATTTTTTCAAAGGTATTGTTAATAATATGATTGGAATGGTAAATACGATAATTAGAGGATTGAATAAACTAAACGTTAAACTGCCAGATTGGGCAGGAGGTAAGTCTTTTGGTGTCAATATACCAGAAATACCAAAACTTGCAACTGGTGGTGTAGTTTCATCTCCTACACTTGCGATGGTTGGAGAAAGTGGTTCAGAGGCAATTATGCCTCTTGAAAATAACACTGGCTGGATAGATAAGCTTGCTTCAAAGTTAAATGGCGGATCAGGCGGAGAGATCGTCATCAATATTGGTGGAACACAATTGGCTCGAATAACTGCATCTGAAATGAATCGATTAAACCGTCAAGCAGGAAGAACAATATTAACGGTTTAACTGTGGAGGACACGACATGGCATTATTAAAAATATATACATCATCAAACACGAGTGGAGTCGATTTGACTCCTTCTCCCAAAAATATCAATGTAAGTATTATGGATTTAGATAGTGACAAGACGACAAGGAACGCAAAAGGTTTCATGACAAGGGATATCATACGCAAAAACGTGCGGAAGCTTAGTATAGAATTTCCTATTTTAAGTAGAGTTCAAATGAAAGTTATTTTAGACCATTTTAATGCATCAGACGGATTTACTGCGAGTGATTCCAAAGTAATCCCAAAAGGATTTATTTATTTAGAGTACGCTGATCCATTTTCGACAACTGCTATAAAAAAAGTATTTTATATTACAGACAGATCAACACCATTATTCCATATGAATCTTAAGGGAACAGATGGGAACGTAGGAGTTTGGGAAGGTTTGTCTTTTGAGCTAATTGAAAGATAGGTGAAGCAATGTTAACAACTTCTAATGCATTTACAACTGAAATATCAAGCGCGAGTAGAACTTTAGATGTTAAAGTTGAGATTAACAGTGTTTCATATTATAACGATACAGTCATTTCTTTACAATTTCAACACGGTGTTCTTGGCGATAGTTACGCAGTAGGTCAAACACCTTCTGCGTTCCTAAGATTAGTGTTAAAGGATTTTACGAGCAATGTCGATGGGCTAGAAGTAAAAGCAAGCGTAGGAGCAAAAACAGGTTCAACTAGCGGTGTAGATACTTTCGAATATGTTTCGTTAGGAACATTTATAATAGAAGAAACTCATCGAGATCAAAACTTTTTGGAGTTATTTTGTTTTGACTATATGGTAAAACTTGAATCTCAATATGTGTCATCTTTAACATATCCTGCGCTGATTCAAGATGTGTTGGACGAAGTCTTCACGATTAGTTCACTTACAAAATCTATAACACTGCCATCTTATCTAACAAGTTATAAAGTAAATAAGCTGGTAGGTAGGACGAAAAGAGAAGTGCTTGGATATATTTCTTCACTCTGCGGATCTTTTGCATACGTTGATCGCGGAACTACTCCAACGTTTAGACTCAAAAAAAATGCTACATCACCTGCAACAAGTCCGAAGCAGATTATCGATGGTGATAGTTACTTTTCGTTTTCTCATGAAGACAAATCCTATACAATTTCAAAAGTATCATTATCGGATTTGAGTTCGATATGGACATCTGGAACTACGACTGGTTTTAACTTATATGTAAATTCTCCTTACGCAAATTCTACAATAGCAAGCAATATCTTAACTGGAGTTTCAGGTACACCAATTCAAACATTTAACTTAAATTGGATCGGTAATCCTGCGATTGAGTTGGGAGATAATATTCAAGTTAAAGAATATTTAGATGAAACTACAGAGATATCATTTTATCTAAATATTGATTCAATTGTTATAAATTTTGATGGCGGAATGTCTAGCTTTTTTGGAGCAATTGGGGAAGGTAAGACTAAAAATCAATTTGGAACGACAGGTGAGATTGCAAATAAGATCATCAATGCAGATCGTATTGTTGTAGGAACACTTGATGCTTCTGTTGCAAATGTAACAAATATAAATGCTTTGAATATTAAAGCTGGTAGTGTGAGTACTACTTCATGGGATCAAGGCTTTGATACACAATACGCAAGTTCGATTGAAATGTACAAAGGAACATTGAAACAAACCACTGAATTTAGCGCTGATGCAAAAGATGAAATTACATTAGGACAAAGAGATTTCAGTTCACCAAATTTCAAGTTTAGCTCACTGATGAATATTTTGGATATATCTAGCGTTCAACAAAGAAGTCAAGGGACACTTCCTATGGGTTATCCAACAATTGCTGAATATCGAAGGATTCGGATTTCGTTTCCAATACAGTCGACAATTCCATATAAAGTTAATAATTACATTAGCATTTCAAGTGTAAGTTCTACGATAAATGGTACGTGGCAAGTTTATGTTGCTACCACATCATATGTCGAAATATTTGTGTATTCACTTAATGCGATTGCGACAATTAGTAATTCAGGAAAAATTTCATTGCGACAACAAAATCTAGAAATTTTTAATAATTCAAATGATTTAACATCTCGTATTGAATTTCTAGGAAAAAAAGCTGAAGCAGGAAGTAGTTATTTGTTTTTCAGAACAGATAACAATGATTTGAATCCAACAAATACGTTAAATATTTTTGGTGAAACAGGATTAGACTTAAGTAGCAATGGGAGTTTTACATCTTATGTTAAAGATTTCGATTTATCAACATTTAGCGGATCAATTACACTTAATCCTGCTACCACTTTTAATATTAATAAACAAATCGTATCAACACTTTCTAATGGCACTTCTCCATTATCTGTACTATCTAGCACGAAGGTTGAAAACCTTAACGCAGATTTATTAGATGGACTAGAATCTTCTAGTTCAGCAACTGCATCAACAATTGTAGCAAGAGATTCGTCTGGTGGATTTTCGGTAAATCAGCTACTAGCTACATCATTAGGTATTGGAATAAATACACTAACT